GTTGTGATCCTTCAGTAACACAATTACTCCTGCCTGATAAGCAACGAAGTAAGCTTCCAGTGGGTCGAATTCCAATTAACTTTTATAAAGAAAACTATATGATTTCCTCATTAAGATCTTGCAATGCTAACTATTCTCCTACTGTTTCTTCTAGAGATTTTTGCACGACTACTACTAGTGTACCGGGTGGCACAAATAAATTTGAATTTGATTTTAGCAGCCTGGTTAAAGGTGACATCTTCTCAAAAGTTGTGTCATCTGATCCTGCAAAGCATGCTGAGGCGAAAAATCTTCAGCACCAATGCGCTCTGATCAATTTTAATAATAAGTTTGATCTATCTGAGACAATGGATAGTAGCTCTTTACAAAGCTTCTTAGCTTCTACGAAGGAAGGCTCTGCTTTCCAACGTGAATATAGGTTAGCGTATGGCTTCTTTATGTCGACCTATCAATCCTTTGATGGTCTAAATCTTTCGAAAGAAGATATTGATGCTATACAAAAATCATTGACAGTTGCTAATGACTATAAGCGTAATGCTTCTAAGGCGCAGGAAGAGATGTCAAGGCGTCATGCTGCCGAAAGGCGCACTGCTTGGGCACCTTTCTCGAAGTTTTGTCGTGATAAATCACCTTTACTTATTGTTACTTTTGTCAATAGTAGTCATATTAGTGTGACACAGAGTATTGAGCTTAGAAGGACCGTTGATGAGCACAAACGTAACGCACGTGAAGCTCAGATGATACGCGATATCAAAAATACTCTTATAGCAACTATAAAGAAAGAAGGGCTTTCTGAATCTCTCTTTGACTCTATTTTTGGCTAAGGCGTAGCGCTCCACCTGTAGTTGAGTTTGATAGGTCTTATTGGATTAAGGTTGAACGTTTTATCGACTTCTGGAAGAAGAACAGAGATCAAATCTATAAGAGAGGAAGGCCAATTCTTTCATGTTATTCGACGCCTCCACGCCCTCGTGGATCAAGGCCTAGTTATGAGGAGTTGATTAATAACTTTTCGCCTACACTATTTAAACATGTTCAAAAACATTATGTACCAAAGGCAATTAATATTTTAGGAAAAATTTTTAAAGGAAAAAGAAAGGTTGTACACCATAGTTATGTTTCGTGTGTTGAATATCCATACTATGAGAAAAGAACGATAAAGAAAATCTGGCCTGATACAGTTATAACAAAAGGAAAACTTCCACCAGACATCTTTGATGCCCTACCTATTAAACCAAGTTCAACTGCAAGGTTTATTGGCATAGTTAACACACCGGTAGGACATAGACCTCAAAAATTTACACATGCTGATCCCCTCTTTGCGCACAAGGAACTTAACTGGTTTGCAGTTGAAGCTGTTAAACACTGTGAATATCGCGTAACTGCAAGTGGTGCTTGGCCTACACAAATTATTAACTTTCAGGAACTCTGTAATCCGGTTAAGGAGATCGATATTGAACACTATTTAGCTGCCGCAAAGAAACGCGCGCATAAGATCAAGCTACCTTTTATTGGCGAAGGTGTAATTCCAGATGAAATACTATCAGTAGGTACAAAACCAAAAAGTAGTGCTGGTTTCTTATCATCTATATTTATTGGGCCGAACCACCGTTCGTGTGATAGTGTGATTAAACCAGTCGCAAAGCAAGTTTTTGAAGAAGTTTTAGAGAACTATATTGTTGATCGCTCACTTTGGACCATCGGTGGTAGAGGTAGAGCAAATAAGATTACTCCAACAGCGGGTGATCCAATGAAGTCACGTGTAGTTCTTATGCCTGAGGGTGTTAGTAAAATCATTGCTCTTGCTGCTTCAAACGCATGGATGAGAAATATAGTTGCTATTAATAAAGAGAACGTTACTAATGAGATTGGTGTTGGTTTAGATTTCATGAATGATCGTTATCTTGACTATTCTTCTTATGTTAATAAATTTGAAATACAAGGCGAAGTCGATTGGAAAGCATTTGATACCACTGTCACTGAAGACCTTCTTTTATTAGCTATGGCTATTATCAGAGGATGTTTTCCTGATGGTGAGGAATATGACAGATTATTCATCTACCAGGCATCTTCTTTAATCTTTAAAAATGTCGTTATTCCAGGTGGATATGTCTTTAGACTTTCAAAATCTATTCCTTCGGGGTCACCTTGGACGACTGCACTTGGTTGTATTGTTAATTGGCTTACTTGGGCAGCCGTTTTTAGTGAAGTTGAAAATGATACACATGTAACTTGCTACGGTGATGATACTGTATTTGGTGCGAAAGTTGATGGTGTTATGAATCATTGTTTCAATGAGCATTGGTTGGCTATGAGAATTAAACAGGTAAGTCCACTTGTCCCTAAAGGTTTTAAAATCTTTGACAAAGATATTAACCCTACACCCTATGAAGGACCTACTCTTCTTAAAGCCTACTCTTTCGGTAATCAACCCGCGCGTACACAAGAGGACTTCTACTCAACAATCCTATTTGGTGGTGGTAGTGGTCTACGTAGAGCTAGAAGCTATTGGGACCTTCATATGAAAACAAGAGGTGCGCTTTATAATAACCCTTTTAATCCTAAATTAGAGGAACCTTTAAGACTCTTGCAGTTTCATACCTATATGATTACACATAAGAGTTGGGTTGTCCATCCTAGTGCCTGGAATGAGGCGGACACACAAAAAGAGGCAAATACTCAATTTAATAATTCAAAAAGAATTGCCTATAATAGATATTTACAACCCGAAAACCTCTTTACTCCAAAAGTAAAAGTTGCTTTACCTTGGCTTGATGAACAAAAGTACTATGAAAAATTCTTTATAGTTAATGTAAAGTCTTTACTTCTAAGAAATGTTTACTTTGACGCTGATAAAGTCGTTAATGATAGGGTTATATCATACGGTACAAGATTAATTGATAGACAACTACATCTCGAGTTGACTGCGCCTTCACCAGAGCCTCCACCAAAAAGGAAGAAGGTATCTTTAGAATATGCTATAGCGCAGAATCTCAAAAATATACATGCTGGTAAAGTTACTGATCTTATGGAAACACTTGAGCTACTTGACAATTGGGCCCTCAGTAATAACTATTACATTGAAAATTAATGTCGGGGATTTAGATGTTTTCTTTATAGGTTAAAGTGCCTCTCTTACATCGTATGCCATTCTAGCATCCCTTTGAAATGGGCTAGTGCCGGATAGTATCTCGATGTCGATATATTATTATAA